CTATCGCGACGTGGCGTGATCGCCGCTGCGGGCGCGGGTTTCGTCCAGCTTGGTTTCGATGCGCAGGAGGTGCGCGGTCAGGCGAGCCTCGACATCCTTCAGCGTGGCCATCGAGGCATAGGTGCGCGCCACCTCCAGCTTGTAGGCCGACAGCGCCTCGCGGGTCTGGGCCAGACTGATGTCGGCGCGCCGGCGGGCCTCGTCCAGGCGCTCGTCGGTCTCGCGCCGGGTGCGCCAGAGCAGCCAGAACAAGGCCCCGATCACCGGCATTTCGATGGCCGTCAGCCAGACCAGATGATCGGATCCGTCGAGCATGGGGGTCTCCTTTTGGCGGGAGCAGGGGTTGAACCCGTTTCCGTTTGATCCACTCCGGTCCCACAACTGCCATCCGAACGCCTCCCCCCGTCGGGGGGAGGTTGGGAGGGGGGAGGGGCGACAGCCGCAAACGGCTGCGTTTGTGCGCCTCAACCCCACCCCAACCCTCCCCTGTCCAGGGGAGGGAGCCCGGACCGCACTCCACCGATGATGGGGCGGGCCGATGTTTCGAGGCGAATCAATCAAGCGGTTTCGGTACGACAGGGCACGTGTTGCTGAAGACTCCGGGCTATCCGTGCCGCCCATAGCGGCTGTGGTCGCGCATGATCCGCATGGCGTCCTCGACATCCAGGGCAACATGGCGGTTGAGCAGGCGTCGCGGCGTGAACATGGCCCCGGCCGTGTCCTCCAGGTCATGCGACATGACAAGGTGGGGCGGCGCGTTCTGGCGACGCCACGCGAACCAGTCGCCGTTTTCATCTTCCAGAAGGGCGACGGCGCCGCCGCCGTCCGGATCTTGCAGGAGCTCGGCGATCTGGTTTGCTGTCGGGTTCTTGAACACGGTCGTGGAAGTCATTTGCGTTCGCGATCGGATGGAGATTCAATCTGCGAAAGAGTGTGACTTATCCGAATGGTGCGGCACCAGCCCGTTTACGGCCGCCACTCCGTGTCGGCGGCATTGACGGTCCCCACCCCCGGTCGCCAGGCGCCGGGATCGGGACCGGTGGCGCGGCCGCGGCCCAGGCGCACCGGCTCGCTGGCCAGGCAGCCGGCGACGGCGTCAAGGGCGTCGTCATGGCCCCCGCCCAGCGGGCGCCAGTCGCGCATTTCGGCGACGAACGGCCCGTTCCACACGTCGCGATGGACCCACAGCGCGCGTTCGGCCAGCACCGGGTCGAAGGCATCGACGATGCGGCGATCCTTGGCGCGGGTGCTGACGTGCTCGATCACGGCGGCCGGCACGCGCGCCTCGCGCAGCACCTTGCGCAGCAGGCCGGGCAGGAAGCGGCCGATGCCGTTGGTCTCGACCGTGACGGCGGGCAGGTACAGCTCATCCAGCAGCGCCGCGACCTGCCGGCACAGGGCCGATGCGGCGTCGTCCGGCGCGCCCTCGCCGCTGGAGGCCCGCAGATAGGCCACCCGGTGCAGGAAATAGCGTCCGTCCTCGGCCGAGAACAGCACCGCCACAACGCTGGCGTCGCCGCCGCGTGCGGGGTCGCCCAGCGCCGGGTCCCACCAGCACGAGGCCGACACCAGCCGCGTCTCGCCGATCTTCAGCACCGCCCGGCCGCCGGCCTCGGTGTGGCTCAGGGGTGCGTCATAGACGCGCAGGCGGTCGGGATCCAGCCGGCTGTCGGTGATGTTGACCGGGCGCAACTGCATCTGGCCGGCGAACTTGTTGGGGCCCTGGCGACGGCGCACGGCCTCGATGGCCGCCGGCGTGAAGCGCGCCGGCCAGGCGCTGCGCCCGGCGGCGTTCAGCAGCGGGATTTCCAGCCGCGCGAAGCCATCCAGAAAGGGCAGGGTCTCGCCGGCCTCGGGCCGCGCGGTGTCGGCATAGATCGACTGATGGGTATGCGGCGTGCCGACGAAGATCTGGCTGCCATCGGGGGTGAGCACGTAATCCAGCTCGCTCAGGCGGGCGCGCAGATGGGCGCGCTTGACCACGGTCTCGCTGGTGTTGGGGACCTCGACGTCATCGCAGATGATGACTTCGGCCCGCGTGCCGGTGATGTTGCCGGCGATGCCGCGCGCCACCATGGAGGGGTCGCGCGATTCCTCCGGTCGCACCACGGTGAACTGATCGGCCGCCCACTGGTCGGGGTGCGGCGGCTTCAGGCCGGTGGTGGCCGGGTGGCGTTCCAGGATGCGCTTGACGTTGCGCACCATGCGGGTGGCCAGGCTGTGTTCGGCCGCCACCACCATGATGCGGATGTTCGGATGACGGGCCAGCAGCCAGGCGCAGAAGACGCCGACGACGGTGGACTTGCCGGAGCCGCGAAAGGCCATCAGCAGGCAGCCGCGCGTCCGTTCATCCCAGCGTGCCTGCAACCAGTCCGCCATGCGGCGGTGATGGGCGGGCGTGCCCCGGCCCTGAACATGGTTCCAGATCCACAGGAACTGGGGAAACGACAGCGCCGGGTCAGTCATCCGCGTCCTCGTTGTCTTCGTCCTGGTCAAGCGCGGCCTGGGCGCGCGCCGCCAGCGCGCCCAGATCAGGGCCTTCGGCGCCCGCGCCGTCGCCTTCCGACAGGTCGAGGCCGACCCGAGCCGCCAGCTTCAACAGCAGCTCGACATGGGCCAGCGCCGCCTTGCAGCCGCCCTGCCAGGCGGCGAACTCCTTGGCGTCGTCGGGCACCGGACGGGCGGCGAAGGCGTCATAGCCGTCCAGGGCGGCTTGCAGGGTCTCCGGCAGGGTGCGGCGCAGGTGGTCGCGCGCGGCGGACAGGTCGGCGGCAGCGGCGGTCATGGCGGGGTCCTTGTGCTTGGCTAACTGCTCAGGCGGCGCAGGTCGCTGACGGCGACGCGACGGGGGAACACGGCGACGCGCCGGATCCAGCAGCGCGGCCCGACCGCGCCGTCCGCGCCGGCACCCAGGGCCAGTGTGGTCAGGCCGGTCGGGACTGCGCCGGCCGTGTCCGTGGTGGCGGTGGAGGCATCCAGGCTGAGGGCGAAGTCATCGGGCGCATAGGTGGCGGCGCAGGTGGCTTCGCTGAGAGCCGAAACGCTGCTCTGGCTGAGGGCGGCGACCGTCGCGCCGGCGCTGTCCACGGTGAAGCCGGCGCTGCCCGCGACCGGATCAAGGCTGATCGACAGCGCGTTGTCCGCCGTGCCGTCGTGCAGCGCGGCCAGCGTGGCGGCCGCGCCGGCGTCCACCAGACCGGCGGCCATCAGGGTGCCCTCGGCCGGATTGATCACCCGCCCGGCCAGATCGACCGTCAGCAGATCGGCGGCGCGCGTGACAGTGGTCTCGCCGGTTTCGATCAGGCTGGAGGCGCTCGCGCCTTCCTCCAACTGGGCGCCCCACAGATGCACGCCGCTGGTCCCGTCGCCGGCATAGGTCGAGACCCCGCCCGTGTCCCGCAGACGAATATGGGCGCTGGTGGTGCCGCCGGTGGTGGCGGTGGCCGTCACCTGACAGCGCAGCCAGCCGTCCGCGAACCGTTCGATCCGATGCGTCACGGTGCCCTCGGTGAACACCACGGTGGCGGTGGTCAGGTCGAACACCGCCGAACACACCGTCCCGAAGGCCGGCGAGGGCAGCACCAGTTGCAGGCGCTCGCGGCCGTTGGACTTGGCGAACACCGACAGGGTGTGGGCGGCCCCGGCGGTGTAGCTCAAGCCCTCCTGGTACAGCGTGTGAATGTCGCTGGAACTGTCCTCGGTCAGGGTGGCGGCCGGGCTGGTGCCGTCCGGGGAGATGGCGCCGCCCCAAGAGATCCCGGCGGCATCGGTCAACCAGACCGCCTGGGTCTGGTCGTGCGAATGCAGCAGGCGGTTGGCGCGGCTTTCCTCGACCAGCCAGCCGCGATAGGCGCCGGTGTCGGGATCGAAGTCGTGGCGCAGGACGTCTGCGGGTAAGGTCTCAACACGGCCCAGCGGATCGACGCGGGTCGCGGCCGTGGTGCGTTCGACGGTCAGGGTCATCGGCACGACGATCGGACGTGCCATCAAATGCAGGGTCGGCAGAATCAGGGACATGGCTTTCCCTCCGGCAACAACGGGATCGGGCTGCGCGGTCTCGGCGGGGCGAGGGGCGCACGGCGCTTGACAGAAAAGGGGCTACAGAGTGCCCGTGAGGTCGAAGGGTTGGCCGCTCCAGCCGGTGACGGTGGCCAGGGTGACCAGATCGGCGGTGGCGCTGGTGTTGGAGGCGCGGATTTCGAAGTCCTTGAGGCCCTGTCCGGCCAGGCGCGAGGGCTCGCCATCGGTGGCGACGCGCCATCTCGTGGCGATCACGGGCGTGCCCATGTCGATGGCCAGCCAGTTCGGAACCCCGCCGGAGAGCAAGGCACAGGTCGTGACACCGGTTGGTGTTTCGACACCGTCGAAGGCCTGCCACGCCGGATAGCCGGCATTGACCCGCAGGGCGCTGGCGGCATAAGGCGCGGGCGTGCTGGGGCCGGTTAGGGTGGTCGGGGTCCAGACACCCCCGACCCGCAGCGAAAAGGTCTGAACGACGGCGTTACCGCTACTGCCCCCCAGCGTCACATGCAGCACGTACCATCGATAGGCGGGGCGCCCCCCGCCAGCGCCTCGAAGCGCAGCTTGTCCCAGCATCAGGCGCTTCCTCCGGCATGGGCGGCGATCAGGTCGGTGCCGTCGTGGGTCAACACCACCAGGTCGAAGTCGCCGGCCGTCGGCTGCCAGGTCGGCGCCGACCCGCTCAGCCAGACGGCGGCGGTGGTGTCGGCCTGCTGAAAGGTCGGGCTTCGGCTGCCGGTGGCGTCCTGGATCAGCTTGAGCGTGACCGAGTAGCCGTGTCCGGCGGGCGGATCGGGCAGGGTAAAGACCGTGTCGGCGCCCAGCGTCAGGGCCTGAAACTCGCCGTCGGTCAGGGCCACGGTGGCGGTGGCACCGGTGGTGGCGGACGAGACCTTGAACGCCGCCAGCGGGTAGGTCATCACGCTGCCGGTCCAGGCCAGGCCGGAGGAATCCAGGCGGTTGGCGGTGTCGTTCCAGAACGGCAGCGCGTCGGCGGTGGGGCTGTCCTGGCGGGTGGCGACGGCCTGTTCGGTGCCGGCCTCGCCGACCACGAAGGCATCGTCGCTTTCGCGGAAGGTCAGGCGATAGGCCGTGGCCGTGCCCCGGTCCACCTCCAGCCCGGCGGTGCCGGCGGTGACCCCGGCGCCGACCTCGCCGTGGTTCAGCACCATGACGGCGTCGGCCACCTGGACCGTCTCGACATCCACCGTCACGGTGCTGCCGTTCACCACCAGATCGCCGCCGATGGTGGCGTTGCCCAGCGTGGTCAGGCTGGCGACGGTCAGGTCGTCGGTGGGGCCGGGTCCGCCGGCATCGGCTTCAAGGCTGGCCTGCCAGGCTGACAGGGCGGCGTCCTCGGCCCAGGCGCGGGCGTCGGCGGCGGCCGTCACCGCGTCCGGAATGCCGACCCGCAAGGAGGCCAGATCGGCCGCGAGACCGGCATAATCCAGGGGATCGTTGACCAGGGCGTCGCCGCTGTCGTTCCAGCCCAGCACCGTGCCGGGGGTCGGCGCGGGCAGGTCGAGGGAAACGGCCATGGGGCTGCCAGGGCCGATGCGCACACAGCGGCTCAGAGCTTCGGCCAGTTGCTGATCGATAGCCGTCAGGGCGTCCAGTTCATCGTTCAGGGCGGCGGCGCGCAGGGGGCCGCCGGCCTGGAAATCGCTGACGCGCTCGATATCCATCTGGCGCAGCAGCGTGATTCGTGTCCCGGCGGCGGGTGCCACGGCGAAGGTCACGGTGCCGCCGCCGTCGCTGCCGGCGCCGCTGACGGTAAAGCCCGTCGTGATGCGCGTTTCGCCGGCATGGACGTGGACGTCGGCAGCCGCGAAGGCGGGGAACGGAAACGCAAAGGCGGTCTGGGTGCCGTCCGCCTCATACTGAATGCGCGGGGTGATGGCCCCGATCTGGATGTGGGCGGTCATGGGTGTGGGCTCCGGTCAGTGGGCGAGGGGGCGGGCACGAATGTGGTCCGCCGGATCAGCGAGACCCGCCCAGCCCGCGCGTGGCCGAGGCCATGGTGCTGGTGCCCAGACCAAGCGCCGCACGCTGGTGGCTGACCGAAAGGTCAAGCAGGTCACGACGGTTCGCAGCGTCTGTTCGCACTCCCATCGCGTTGACCTCGGCATCAAGATTTTGCTGGCCGCGCCAGATGTCCATCTGGGCGCGCCAGGCCCGGTCTTGCGTGGTCTGGGCGGTCGAACGCCATGAATCCGCGATGCGGCCCTCGGCGGCGTCGCGGCGGTCCGTGGCGCCGGCGTTCACCGCCGCGCGGTCGCGCTCGGCCTGGGTGGCGGCGCGTTGGTTCAGGCCCAACAGGACGGCGCTGGCCGACCCCGAGGCCGCGTCCAGTCCCGCAGCGGCGAAGCGCGCCCGGCGGGTGGCGTTGTCGCGGCGCAGGGCCTCGGCGTCCTCCAGCGCGGCGCGGTCGTGATCGCGCCTGAGCGCCGCAATATCGGCGTCGGTATCGCGGCGGATGGCCAGGGCCTGGGCGTCGTGGGCCTGCCAGGCGGAGCGGTTGGCGCCCTCCGCCGACTGGCGGGTATAGGCGGCCTGGGCGGCGGCCTCGCGACGGGCCGCTTCGGCCTGGGCCTGGGCGGCGGCGGCGCGCTCCTGCTGCTGGCGCTGAACGGCCTCGTGTTGCTGATACTGCTGCCAGGCGGTGCTGGCCGCCTGCAACGCGAACGGGACGAGAATGGGGGCGAATTGAGCCATCAGTCTGTGACCTTCACTTCGGTGGTGACACTCAACACGGTGCAGGGCAGCGGGGCGTCCTGCGCGATGCGCCAAAGCGGCGTCATGATGTCGCGCTGCCAGCCCAGCGAGCGGACGGACAGGTCCCCCGTGACCGGGGTCGGCGCTTGGTCCAGGACGGCGCCGCCGCCCAGCGCGATGAACGGTTCGCCGCGCGGACCGTCGCCGGTATCGACCCACAGCGCCTCGGTTTCGCTGAGGCGGAAGGTGGCCCGGATCAGGCGGATCAGGGTGCCCGCGCCGCCGCCACGCCCGCCCGAGATGACCGGCGGCAGGGGGGCGATCTCGTGCGTGAACGGCAGGCCGATGACGACGGCGCTGGCGGGGCCGTCGAGCGTGACGGACCCGCCCGAGACCTCGGCCGTGCCGATGTCGGCGCCGTCGGCCAGCACGCGCACGGTGCGGCCGTTCAGGTGCTCCAGGCCGGTCCAGGTCGCCTGCGGCGTTTCCGCCGATCCGGTCAGGGCGGCATCCAGGGCCACATCGGCGTCGAAGCGTTCCACGCTGACCGTGCCGTCGCGGTCCACGGCGACATAGACCACGCCGCCGACCTCGGCGACGGCGTGAATGATCCCGTCGGTCTGTTGCAGCGTCCAGGCCGTGACCCGCTCGGCGCGATAATTCGTCATGGTCGCCAGCGAGCCGTCGGCCAGCACCAGATGAACCAGACGGCGCACCGGGTCATAGTCCATGTCCACCGGATCGACGATCAGGTGGCGCGCCAACAGCGCCAGGTCGGCGGCCTGATAGGCCTGCTCCATGTCGGTGAACAGGTATTCGCGCACGTCCCGGCCGGTGGCGCCGACGAACAGCGTGGCGCCGTCCACCCGGCGCGGTGGCACCGTATGCGGTCCCAGCGCGCCGATGCGCGTTTGCCGCACGGCGGTCAGGTTGGCCGGCGCCAGGGGCTCGCCGCTGACGGTCCATTCCGCGCCGGAGGTGAAGATCTGCAGGTCGTTGGCCGAAAAAACGGCGCGAATGGCGTTGAGCTGGTCGGACAGCAGGTCGAACGAGATGGCCTCGTCGTCCAGACCCTCGCCGACATCGAAGTTGAACAGGTCGCCGACCTTCGACATCCAGATATGGTGCGGCACGTCGCGCGACCCGCCGACCACCAGCCGGTTCTTGTGAAAGGTTACGCTGCGGGCATAGCCATGGGCGGGCGACAGCGCCTGTTCCTCCCACTCGCGGGTGGGGTCGGCGGACGAAATCTCCTGGTGGATGGTGGCGGTCACTTCGGAGTCATTGACGTAGGTGTCAATGGTCACCGGCTTGCCGCGCACAATCAGGCGGGTGCCGGCGTGTTCGGCCGAGAACACCGGCGAGGACGAGGTGATGGTGACCGATCCGACCACGCCCGAGGGCGTCAGGCTGATCAGCGGATTGGCGAAGCGGTACATGGGTTCGAACACCCGCTCGCCCTCGTCGGCGTAGTCCCATGTACGGATGGTCCAGCTTGTGTGTGAGGCGCGCGTGATGCGGCGCGGTTCCACGTCCGGATGCACCACCAGAAGGGTATCGGCCATCTGGGTCCAGGACAGACTGGCCAACTGGGCCTCGGTCCAGGGCGTGACCTGGCTGAAGGCGAGGCTGCCGTCGAGATAGACGTCCATGCGCTGGTCGGTCAGCGCCAGAAGGTAGCTCTGCTCGCTGTTGAACTCGAACGCCAGCAGGCGGGCGCGGCCGGGCACCGTGTCGATATGGCGCAGGCCGTCACGGCGCGACACGCCGCCGGTCGGACGCAGGAAGACGTTGCGCAACCGCGCCGCGCCGTTGGCATAGGCGCGCAGGTCGCCGCGCCCGTACAGGTCGGCCGACAGCTCGCCGGCGGTGAAGTTGGTTTGGGTGGCGTTCAGGCGGCTCATCCGCGCACCTCCACCAGCGGAAAGCCGGTGACGGCGGCGGGCGTGTCCTGCTGGCTGTCGATCAGGCGGGCGGCCTTCAGGGCTTCCTCGGCCAGGCGGTAGAGCAACTCGCCCCGGCTGGTGCTTTCGGTCAGCGGCAGGCAGAACTCGGCCGCCAGGCGGGCCGACAGCGCCTCGACGAAGGGCGGCGGAAAGGTGCTTTCGTCGGGCCGGAAGATGTAGGTCAGAAAGACCGCCTCGGCGTCGGTCACCAGGCGGTCGCGCTCGCGGCGATAGACCAGGCCCTGGCCGCGTCGGTCGCCGCCGCCGGCCGACAGCGTGCGCAGGTGATCGACCGGAAGCTGATAGGCGAAACGGAAGTCGGCCACCGGGGCGTCGCTCAGCCGGGCCAGGGGGGCCTGGGCGGTGGCGAAGGTCCAGGGGTGCGCGGCCAGCAGGGCGTCACGGGCGGGGGCGTAGAGGGTGCGGGCGACCTCGGCCTCCGCCGTGCCGTCGTCGAAGCTGAGGATGGTGCGCGCCCCCAGCTTGATCAGGGCGCGCGAACACAGCGCGATGGCGGAGACGGGCATGGGCTGTCCTCCGGTGGTAAGGGTGGGGCGGGCTCGGTGCGGGCACGAAAAAACCCCCGCCCGGTGAGGGGCGGGGGTTGTATGCGACTGGGTCGTCGGACGGTTCGCGTCGTCCGTGTTTTTCTGCTACGCAGCAGGTTTCAGCTTGTAGGCGTTGGGATCATGCCCATCTATGGTGATGGGGCGAGGTGTCGCCGCAGGCAAGCTGAACCGCGACAGTTCTTCCGTCGGCAGGTCCAGCTTGATGGCCAGCCGCTCTTTGGCGATCAGGCGAATGATCGTTTCGGCATTGGGATCGATCGGGTTTTCGCCCCGCTCCCAGCGGCCGATGGTCAGGGCTTCCTTCTGGAGAATCTGCCCCAGTTCCGCCTGAGTCAGCCCCATCTCGGTGCGGAGGAAGCGCAGCTCCTTGCCGTCCATCGCACCATCCCGCCCGATAATGCCTTCGGCGATGACATGATGCAGGTCGTTGATGCGGGGGATCGACAGGACTTCATCACCATCATCGTCAGTCACGGTCTGAATGCCCTCGATCCACACATTGTCCAGGCCGCATTCCGTGTAGTGATGAACGGCGCTATTGAACGCAGTCATTTTTGCTCTCCTGGGGCTTCGGATGCCCAATTACGATTCGTCGATCCACATTACGGTCACGACTTTGATGGATGGCCGGCTAGGATTCGGGATAACAACCACACCGACCGTGCGACCATTCGAGTTCGGAGACCGTGATTCCATTCTATACCTGTACAAGGACGGATTCGTGGATTGCTCTGGCTCCTGAAGGACGAACCCCATTTTCAGAACATGCAGGACGTCGCTGGTCGTGATTCCCCGTTCATCCAGGCGTTCCAGGGCATGGCGCTTGAAGTGAAGATCGAGTGCGCGGTCGCGTGCGTAGCGGCGGATTCGTTCCGTCGCGTCCGGCTTCGACCAGGGACCGACGCAGGGCCCACCACCCGAACCAGGCTCGGGCCCTGCCTTGCTTGATAATCCTTCCTTGTGCGCCTTCTTGCCTTCCTTCTTGGCCGATGCCAT